GATTAACCATTCGGGATAAATAAACATGGTAGAGAAATTTACCACCGCTTTATGGACTACCAAATTTAACGTTTAAGATATACAGAAGGAAATATGTATTATGGCACTATCACTTGCAGAAATGCGCAAGCGAGCGCAGGAAGAAGAAGAGCGCAAGAACGACAAATCCAAATCCAAAACAAAATTTAAAGGCGACGGCGCTTCTTTCCCAGTTGGAGAGATTCCGGACAATACCACGACTATTTTTCGTTTTCTACCTGATGGTAATACGGAAAATCCTTGGTTTTGGCAGGAACGTCAAGTTTGTAAATTGACTTTTAATGGTCAAGTTGGCGGCGAATATGCCACTGACGAACCCGTTGAAGTAACGGTTCCTTGCATGGATATGTGGGAACAGCCGGGCAAGGCAAGTATCTGCCCTGTTATTATGGGTACCAGACACCTTTGGAAAGATGAGGATGATACGGCAGCTATTGACATTGCAAGCCAGTATTACAAAAAGCGTTCGTATCTTTATCAAGGTTTTGTAGTTTCCACCGCCGTTGAGGAAGAGGAAATTCCAGAGAATTTGATTCGTCGTTTGACTATCTACCCTTCGATTCACAAAATCATTAAGGGTGTTATGACTGATACTGAGATTGAAGATTCGCCGGTTGATTATCTGTTGGGTCGTGATTTCAGAATCATTAAAGAAAAGAAGCCATCCGATAAGTGGGCACAATACGGCACTTCTAAATGGAGTGGTAAGGTGCGTCCGCTATCTGAAGAAGAGAATATTGCTATTCAACGCTTCAATCTTTACAATTTGAGCGACTTTCTTGGTCCCAAACCAGATTCTGATGGCGTTGCTTTGATCAAAGCAATGTTTAATGACTCTATTGCCGGAAAGCCTTTCGACTATGAATCTTATGGCACTTCCTATCGTGCCTATAAGATTCGTGGTGGAGAGCGTCGTGCAGATGCTGATGCAATTTCTCACGTTGAAAAGTCTGCTCCACAGGCTCGCAATGTGGATCGTGAAGAGCAGGAAGTTAAGAAACCTGCTACCCCGTCTTCGGACGAAGGGCCTTCAAAGATCAGTTCAGACGATTTCTTGAAAAGACTCAAAGAAAAGCACAGCAAAAAGGTGTAATAACCTGAGTTTAGCTAAGTAACGCCGTGGGAGAAATCCCACGGTTCGCTAAATTGTAACCAAAGGATAAAATCATATGAGTGAAAACAAATACAAAATAAAAATAACTTCCAAAAATGTTCCGTTCTCCAATAATGATACAGTAATTTGTAAGAATATGTCTCTGATCGAAGCAGTAAATTTTTCAAAAACTTTAAATACCTCTATCGAAGATAGTAAAATTGCTCTTATCGAATACGAATCTTCCGAAAATGAAACAGATTTGCAGTCAAAGAGTAAAGTCGCATCAGATGTTAAAGAACACGGTTTAGAAGATTTCGCTATTTTCAAAAATAACATGCTGATCCTCACACCAAAATCGATGACGACTGAAATTACCGATTTTAAACCAAATGAAATTGATTATTCCGGTGACGCCGAAGATGCAATCAACAACGCCATCAGCGAATTTAACAATATTGATAAAAAAGTTGTCGTTGTATCCAAATCAAACGAATTTGATAATTTGAAATTTATCACTTACGATGTGGTGCACGAATCAGTTCCTTTTCCTATCGCATCTAAAATTTATCTCGCAGAATCTGCTGTTACGATAATGAATGCTATCCGCAATGGTGAAGCAATAAATTCACCAAAAATTATGCAGGCACTTGCTGAAAATAACGTTTATTCTGGAGAAGTGCTTAATCACGCTGAAAAACTTCGTGAATTGTTGAAACAGAATAAAGCAAAAACGAAAAGCGAGGTTGCAGAAGAAGCCGCAATTGATTCCTGGGTGGAAATTGAAACTCTGGTAAAGCGTATGAGTAACCATACATACTAAAGGATTATAGCATGGCCAGACCATTTGATCTAACAAGAATGACTAAATTCACAGGTAAGTCTACAAACATGTCTTACGGGTTTCACGATCCAGTAACATGGATGGATACTGGATGCTACGTGCTGAATTACCAAGTAAGCAATCGTTTTAAAGGCGG